CCCCGACGACGCTACGGCGACCCTCTCCCAGCAACCGATGCTTCACCTTAGCCGAGGATCGCACCGATGAGTGGAAGTGTTACAACGACGCTGCGGTTGGTTCAGGGTATCGGGGAACAAATGCGGGCGGTGAAGCACCGGATGCGGTCAGAGTTGCCGAAGCTCTACAGACAGGAGTTGCTGAACAACCTGTTCCGCCACCCCTACACCCGGATCGAATACGTGCAGAACGATCTCGCCGTGACCCGGCAGACGGCGTCGCGGTATCTGGACACGCTGGCTGACGCCGGGTTCGTAGACAAGCACCGGGCGGGCAAGCACAACTACTATATCAATACGCAGCTGGTTCGGCTGCTGATGACAGTCTCGGAGGAACCCTGAAATCAGCACGGAAGCATGGACTTGCGAGGTCGGGAATGACCGCGACGAGTTACGGGGACAGAAAGGCCCCCCAATCCATCATCATCTGCCGTCGCTTCGCCACCATGTCGCCGCGACGATACGCTCGTTCAACGGCACTGCCGACCTTGTGGGCGAGAGCGACTTCCGCGAGATCACCAGGATAGTCGGTTCTTTCGGCGACCCAATCTCGAAAGGTCGACCTGATGAGCTGCTGCAGGTTCCGTGGACACGAAGATAAGATCGTGACCACGGAACTGGAGTGTGGATATGACGAGACGGAAGTTCAGCTTTCGCGCGGGAGGTGTTGTGAGGTTCGCCTTCATCGCCAGCCGTGGTGGTCGATTGAGGAAGCGAGGGCTGCGCATCGAGCTTGATCGGGTTTTCGCCGCGCGACCGACCCCAAAAAACCCACGACCCCACAACCCCAAAAAATCATGTAACATATTGACTTTGTTAAAGCATTGAAGGGTTCGAGTCCCTCCGGGCCTACCACTTCCCCGACCTGCATCTTTATTTTCATATGGTTGCGCGGCAAATTGTCAAACCTCCCCAGCGGGTTTGACAATTTGCGTTCTGTTTTCGTGCGCTGCGATCTGCATTTTCAGCGCCTGCCGGGCGAGTCCAAGACGGTTCGCGGCCTCGATATAGGTCTGCACTTCCTTCAGATTCTTGTGCCCGGAAAGGGACATGATCTGCGGCGCGCTGCATCCGGCCTCGGCCAGACGGCGGCAGGCGGCCTTGCGCAATCCATGGGCAGACAGGCCAAGCGGCAGGCCCGCTTCTGTCACCCGGTCCCGGAACCAGTTGCCGAAGCCCGCGACGGCGAAGGGCTTGCCGTAGTCGGTCAACAGAAACGTCATATTCTTCTGCGGCAAGGCGTCCAGCGAAGTCCGAAGCATCGGATGCAGCGGGATCGAAACTTCGGTGCCGGTCTTGGATTGGCGGATGTATAGCACGCCGTCGCGCAGGTGCTGGCGGCCCATCCGCACCACGTCAGCGCGGCGCTGTCCGGTGTAGAGCAGCAGGTCCAAGGCTAGCCGCGCCCGACTGCCCGTCGGATGCTTGGCGTAGAAGGTTTCGATTTCCTCTTCCGTCCATGTCCGGTAGCCGGAAGAGCCGGTGCGCAGCTTGCGGATACCAAGGCAGGGGTCATCCGTTCGCATCTCGATTTCCAGCGCATGGCGCATCAGAATCTTAATGGTCTTCAGCCAGTTGTTCGCCACGGCTGGCCTATCTGCCAGTTTGGCGATGATTCCCTTGATATGCTCGCGCTTCAGGACGGCCACGCGCTTGTCGCCGTGCTGTTCCCGGAGCGGTTCGATAGTGCTGCGATAGGTGCGCTGTGTGATCGGTTTCAGGTTCAAATAGTCAGAAGAGCGGTAATAGCTAGCCACCAGCGCCGCGATGGTGCCGGGCACGGTCTTGCCCGCCCCCGCCCCTTCCGGTGGCTTCTTGCCCTTGGTGGCGACTTCATAGGCGGCCATGAACTCGGGGGACCACGGCAGGCCGGGCAGCGGAACACGCGGATAGCCCGGACGGCGGAAATACCAGCGCGCGCGCCCGTGGCGATCCAAGAATCCTTGGCAGTATTTCGGCGGGCGGCGCATCATTTCAGCACTTCATCCCATTCATTGGTTTCGGGGACAGTCTGCGGCAGGTCCGGGTTATCCGACAAGGAGTCGATTGCGGCATCCAGCGCCCGAACGTCCCACAGGGTCCGGGAAAGCAACTTCAGGGGACGCGGCATTGTGCCGTCCGCCATCAGCTTGTCAAAGGTGGAAGGCGACACGCCAGCATAGGCCGCAGCCTCGGCCCGCGACAGAAGTCGCGCGGTCGGGGGCGGCAAAACCCTATGCTGGCGAGTCGCGGTCTGCATGTCAGCCGATCTTGACGTGGACGCTGGCAACGCCCGAACCGGCGGCCGTGACGGCCAGCCCAAGCGGCGTGAAGGCGTTCGGGGTCGGTTCGGCCCCGTTGTCCTCTTCCACCGTCACCAGCCCGTCACCGTCTGCGAAGACCAGATCACCGACAGCGATAACGTCGGTTCCGACCTTGGGCAGGTCAAAGACACCGACCGTCACCACGTCCAGCGGCTGGCCCGTGGCAGCGTCACCGGCCGCGATGCCGACCAGTTCGCCAATCGTGACGACTGTTCCACCCGTCGTGGTTGCCGGGGCCGCAACCGTGATCGTGTCGCCCCGCTGCACATAGTTCTTCATGGTCAGACTCCTTTGGATGTCTTGAAGGTGAAGCGGCTGGCGGGCTTGGCCGCCATGGCCGCGATTTCGGATTCCAGCGCCGCCATGGCCGCCGCCAGTTCGCGGTCGGATCGGTATTCGATCCGTTCCCCGTTCTGGTCCTGAAAGACCCGCGCCCCGGAATAGCGGGCGGCGCGCAGGTCGTCCCGGAACCTCTGAAGGTCGGCCAGCGTTGCCATGGGTTACGCCCCCGGATTGCGGTATGCGCCGCGCCAGTCGGTCGCGCCGCAACCGAAGTCCAGCACGACTCGGAACTCGCGCCCCAGAACGTCCCAGCCGTCGCGGCTGGACAGTTGCGGGCCGGGCGCGCTGGACAGATAAGCATATTCCAGCACCGGGGCCGTTGCCGGATCGGCAAAGACATACCAGCCGTTGCCGGTCAGGCGCGGTTCCACCAGCAGCGTGAGTCGGATCGGCTGCACGTCGTCGGTGGTGGGGGCGTAGATCGTCGCCAGCAGCTTTTCAGCCATGGTTTCGAGTGCCGGGCCGACCAGCAGGAAGCGCGGCGTCACGTTGACCGGGGTTTTCGCGTCCAGTCCTTTCATCGTGCGCAGGGCCAGCCGGGCGGCGGTCAGTGTGGTTTCGTCGGGCGCGGCCCCGGTCCCGGCAAGGTTGCCGTGGTCGGTATGGAAGAGCCTTTTCCCGTCTTCCCCCATAACCGGCCCCGCTCCGCTGGACTGAGCCAGCAGCGCCAGAAGTTGCGCGGCTTCCGTCTCGGCGGCGGCCCGGCCCATCATCTCGCCCCAGCGCCCGAAAGCGCCAAGGTCATCATTGACCAGCGCCTTGCGCGACAGGGCGAACGTCCCGGCGAACGTGTCGAGCGCATAGCCTTCCTTCGCTTCGCCCGCGGTCATCGCCTTGACCTCGCCGTGTTCACTGACCTTTTGCAGGCCCGAAAACGTGCCCAGCTTCAGGACCGACAAGGCCCGGAAGTCGTTCGCCGTCCGCTGGCGCGCGACGGTCTTCAGGGGCGATTGGGCGGCCGCATAGGCGCTGGCCAGCGTGCGGTTCCCGGATTCGGTCAAGAGCGCGGGAAAGTCCGACGTGCCGTGCGTGGCGCGGGTCAACAGGTCTTCCGCCCCCAGCCCGCGCGTGGCGATGCCAGCGGCGGCCAGCGCCTCGCGGGCGTGGTCGGCAAGGCCGTAGCCCATGAACGGCCGGGCGGCTTCCGACGGGGCCGTGCCCATCATGCGGCAGGCCAGCGCCTCGGCTTGCCGGGTGCGCATCACGGCCGGGTCATCGGCCGCCGGGGCGGCGGTGCGGATCACGGGCGCGTTGCGGGTCTGACGGGCCGCCAGCGCAGTTTCGCGGGCATCCGCGATAACCTCTTGATCGGTCAGCACGTCGCCCGCCTCTTCCATCCGAGTCGCCCATTCGTCGCCAAGGGCGGTATGTGCGGCCCGACAACGCGCGATCAGCGCGGCGCGGTCTTCGGCTTGGTCTTGAACGTCTTTCGGCATGATCTTTTCCTCTTGCCTGAAGGTTGCAGCGGGGTCGGCTGGGGTTGCCACGACGGAGATTTCCCGGATTGCCCATTCGGTCGCGGTCCTGACCCGCTGGCCGTCTTCTGTCGTTTCGCGCCAGCGGCCGCACGGCATAGCCGATGGACACGCCCCGAATGGTCTGGTCGGCCACGCGCTGCCAGATCGGATCGGCGTCGGGGGCGCTGGTGCGACGGATGGTGACGATCAGCGCCTTTCCGTCCATGCGGGCGGCGGTCACGCTGCCGATCACGTCGCGGGCGCTGCCATGCTTGTGGCCGTCCAGCACGGGAAGGCCGACCAGATCGGCCACATTGATCGCAGCCGGGTCCAGCCGTTCCACAAAGCCCGCCCGGCGCACCGGGGCGAAGGTGGACGCAACGGCTTCCACCGTGCCCGCGTCGGCATCATAGGTTGCAGGCGTGAACGTGGCCCGCCGGGTCAGCAGGTCATCAAGCGTCGGCATCGGGTTTCCTTTCGGTCTTGGCTGACCCGTCGCGCGGCCGGAACGAGTCCACGGCGATTTCCGAGTCCAGATCGGCCAGCGCCCAGCCGCGCGCCGCGACCAGTTTCGCGCGGCTGGTCAGGCCGTTCCGCAGTTCGATTTCGTCGGCCTCGGCTTGCTTGGCGGGGTCAACTTGCACCGGCGCGGGCGGCAACCATTCCACGGAAAGGAACCGGCGCGGGTCCGACTCGAACTCGGGCAGTTCGCCAGCGGCGGCGGCCCAGCGAATGACCTCGCGCCAGACCGGAGTCAGCAGTTGCGGCACAAGAACGTGATACTGGATTTGCTCCACGCGCTGGCGGAAGGGCAGCAACCCGGCACGCAAGGACGAATAGTTTGCATTGGTCAGGTCGCCCGACAGAAGGTGTTCGGGCAGGCCAAGCCCCGCTGCCAGCATTTGCAGGTTAAGCCGGATGAATGGCGCGACCTGCTGCGCCTGCCCGGGCGTGGCGAACTTCACGTCCCAGCCGCCCGCCAGTCGCTGAAGCGTGCCCGGTTCCAAGCTGGGCTGCGTTTCGCCCTCAAAGGGATCGTCGCCCCCGACGGCGTTCTGGTTCACCACGAAACCGGCGAACATGGCGGAGAAACCGGCGAACATGGCGGAAACCTTGGTGCCGACAAGCAGGGCGTCCACAAGCTGGTCAAACTCGCTCGCCGCAATGGTGACCGGCGCAAGCCAAGACACGCCGCGAACCTGCCCCGGCCCCAACGGCTTGAAGATGTGCAGGATCTCGGATGCCTGCACGCGAACCGGCGTGCCCGTGGTCGCAAAAACGTCCGTCGGGCAGGCGGGCAGAATCCAGTAGGCATCCCGCGTCCCGTCGGCGTTGAACTCGATTCCGCTGACGATGTAGCGCCCGCCGCCAAGGTCGCGGGTCATGGCCTCATCAACCAGTTCGGGCGGGATATGGCGCAAGCGCAACCCGTCCGGCGTGTCGATGATCTGGCAGAACGACTCGCCGTCCACCACAAGAGCGCGGGCAATGTCGGCCTGAAGGCCCCGAACGTCGGTGCGTCCGTCCGCGTCGGCCATGTCGGCCCATGCGTTCCATGCTGCCACGGCCGCCGGGTCCGCCGTCGGCTCGATTCCCGGCCCGATCAGCGCCCCCGTCCAGTTCGCCACGGCTTGGCTGATCCACGGGTTATTCGCCGAAAGATACCGGGCGCGGGCGCGCAGGATCGGCCCGGCCGCCATGGTTTCCGCGCCCGTCCGACCGAATCCGCCAAGGCCGAATCCACGGCGGCCACCCGCCGCCGCATCAAAGCGGCGGGTCATGGCCGGCTTTTCAGGGCGCCGCAGGAAGGCGGAAAGGCCGGGGAAGCGCAGCATGAATCATTCCCCGATCTCGGCCAGAAACTCGCGGATCAGTTGCCCTGCTTCCACGCGCAGCGCCGCATCAATCGTGGGCGACGGCTTCGATGCCTTGACTGCGGCTATGATACCTTTTGCAGCATCGGGGATCGGGTCGGCTGGGAACCAAGCCTTGGGCTTGACCGAATAACCGGACATGGAAAGGCCAAGCTGGAAGTCTTCGCCCGCCTTCGCCCTAGCAATGGCTTCCTGAACGGTGGTCAGGGCGATCTTCGCGCCGTTCCCTTCGCGGTAGCGACTCGGCATGGTCGGGCTGGACTGAAGAAAGCGAATGAAGTCACTCAACAGGTGGCGCGGCAGGCCGAAGGCATCAACCTTTTGCGCCAGCCGCATCACCACGGCCGATTCAAGGGAGAAGAGATCGGCCCGGCCATCACGGGCAGACGGCCCGATGGCGTGCCTTTGCGTAAGGTTGCGGAACGTCTTGTCCAGCGTCCGAAAGTCGTCGTCAGAGATGCCGTCCAGCTTGGCGGCGGCAGCGGATACTTGGCTGATACGGAACATGTCAGAGCCTCGCGGGTTTCAACTTGTCGAATCAATACCTCAATATGAGTTGTATGGCAATGATGAATGTGCTACATGCTGAGTCGTCGTCCGGGTCTGGGCATGTTCGGGCGCGCCGCCGGGGACGGGTGCGTCTCCCCCGTCCCCGGCAACCCTCACTTCAGAGAGCAAACATCATGATTGAGCGCCTCGCTTTTGTAGAACGAGCGCAAGCAGAGGCTGGAAAGCTACTGGCGCTGGCCCAACGGCGGGGGTTCGAACCTGTCGTAGCCCGTGGGCTTGTGCTTTTGAAGGCTGACGTCTCGGGCCTACCTCTTCCCGATGACGCTTTCGCATGGGCCAGCGGGGGACAGTTTTCTGATCACGACTATTTCCCGCCGGTGCTGACCTCGCGCCAGTTTCTCGATAGATTTGGCGCAGATATTCGGCGCGGGGCGAAGAACTGGGGTATCAAGGTGTAGCCCTGTATGGGCTACCTCAATATCTTGTGCTGCGTCGTCCTTTGGGCTACTTTCCTTGTCCAGTGAACGAGGTGCGGACATGAGCAAAGACAGCAAAAGCGGCGGCCACGCAGGCGCCAATTCCAATTCCGGCAATAACTCCGGTGGAGGTGGTGGCAAGCCCAGTTGGACAGGCACTAGTGTAACCAAAGGTGGCGCAAGCAGCCAAACCAACAGCGGTGGGAACTCCACGAAACAAAAGTAGTTCACCGCGCTTCAGGTGAACCGACTTCCGAGTGTTCTGCATCTCATTAGATGCGGCGGCCTTTAGCATTTCTTTGGCTTGGTCTTCTTCAAGTTCAAGCCAATGTTCTGCTGACTCTAGGAAATAGCCCACATCCGAAAATTCGCGACTGCCCGGGCTACCGGGCAGGAGAACGCCACCTTCAACCGCGACTGAACTGAGCGTGGCAGCAAGATGGAAAATTGCGACAAAGAGGCAGGCCGAAATAGAGGAAAAAATCACCACAAGGTATAGGGAAAGCGAAGTTCCCTGTTGAAACCCATACCCAAGTATACCCACAAAGCTTGGCAAGCTGATCGTAAGCCAATATTTTGCCTTCTCATCTATTTCTCGAAAACTCTCGGCGTGAAACTCCATCGCCTTGGAAAACTCTGCTTTCAAAGTAGAAAGCTTCGCGGCGCGTTCATCTGGCGTCACAGTCGATGCCCCCCGGCAAAAACATCCCTAGTTGCATCTGTCATTGCCCGTATTGCCTCACCGGGCGCTTAATGGGGCGTGCGCTCTATCTCGACAACCACTTTGACCGCACCACTGTAGCGACCTTGGCCGGGCTTGTCACTTGTGCAACCTCTGTTTCCCGGCGGCCCAGATCGGCCCCGACCAGCCCACGGGCGGCCAGCGCATAGACCACGGCGTCAAGCGCCTCTGCCCGTTTGCCCGGGATGCGCTCGAACCGGCGGACGGGCTGGCCCTTGTAGTATTTCACCACGCGGCGTTCGCTCGTCAGTTGCTCAAAGAACGCCGATTCCAGATCGGCGCTGAAGCGAAAGCCCGACCCGCGTGCCAGCCGTTGGAACAGTTGCGCCTTGATCGCGTCCACGCCGATTAGGAACAAGGGCAACCCCTTCATGCCGGATCTCTGGATGAACGGCCGCGAAAAGCCTGACACGCCCTTGCCTGACACGATCCGGCGGCCAAACCGGGGCCGTGTGAAGGCGTGGACAAGATCAGCGTGGCCGCCATCGCCGCTATCGACCACGGCGGCGTCAACGCGCAGCGCGCCGCCTGCCGGGTGCTTCCAGACGCTGCGAAGGGCATCATCCAGTTCCAGCCAAGTTTCGTTTGCCTCGATAGCGCCCCAGATCACCGAATGGCGCAAGATGAAGTTGGCATCGCCCTTCCCGTGCCCAAGGAACACCAGTTCCAGCCGGTCGTCCTGACAGTCCACGCCCGCCGTGACGATCAGGACTTCCGGCGGCAGACGATCCGGCAAGCCGAACGGTTCGCGCTTCCCGGCCAGTTCGTGTTCGTCAAGATCGTCCTGGGCTTCGCGCCACGGCTCGCCAAGGGTCAGGTTGATGAAGGTCTGAAGCGTCGTCGGATGGTCTTTGGCGCGCAGGAACTCGGCCGCCAGCTTGCCCCACGATGCGTTCGCATGGGGCGACACAAGCGCATTGATCCGAAAGCCCGCGTGGCCCGTTATATGGGGCGCTGTGGCCCGCCAGCGGCCCGCCTGCACCATCTGCGCCTTGTGGCGTTCCGCGACCACGCAACCGCAGCCCGGGCAGGCCCACGCGGCTTCCCCGGGCCTGCCGTCGGGCCACTGGATATTCGCCCATCGGATTTCGTGGAACTCGCCACATTCGGGACAGGGAACTTCAAACACCCGCTGATCCGACTCGGCATAGAGGCGCGACACTGGCCCGTGATCGAAAATCGGCGTGGACCCGGCGATAATCTTGCGATCACGAAACGCCAGCGTGCGCATCTCGGCCAGTTTGATCGGGTCGCCTTCCTGTCCGATCTCGAAACCGTCAATTTCGTCCAGCAGCAGGACGCGGGCGTTGTGGCGGCGCAGATTCCGGGGCGACTTCGCGGCCACGAATTTCAGGCTGCCACCGGGGAAGCGGCGGGCCAGCAGGGTTGATCGGCCGGACTCGTCGGCTTCGGCGTCCAGCAGCCCGCGCAGCGCCGGACTGGCGTCGAAGGTGCCTTCTACGTCGCCCACCGAATAGTCGCGGCAGTCGTCTTGCGTCGGCAGAACGGCCAAGATCGGGCTGGGCTGGTTTGCCACATAGCTGGCAATCACGCCGGTCAAAAGGGACGTGTAGCCGATCCGAGCCGATTTGATGACGGTCACGCGCTCCACGGCCGGGTCGTCAATCGCCTCGCAGATGCCCCGCTGATAGGCCCAGAGGCGGACCCGGCCCGGCAGGGCGGAAACCGTCGCGGGAAAGTGGATCGTGGATTCGATCCAGTCCGCCAGCGGCAGGACCGGCGGCGGCATCAGGGCGCGCAGGGCATCGCGGCGGACACGTTCAAGCGAGATTGAGCACTTAGTCTCCACGGCATAGCTTTCTGAAAACCATGATCCCGGGAACAATGCCTTTTACGTCTAGGTCAAGAGCCTCCATTGCATCAAGCATGTCCTGAATTGCTCTCCCTTCCACGGCAAATTTGCTGTTCCCCGTCATCATCTCATCTACAAGGCTGCCTACCCGGGCCGCACTAAACTCGCGGCGAATTTCTTGAACTCGAAGGTTTTGCTGCGCTAGGGTTTCCATTGTATGACCTAGTGCATCGCAATCCGACCGACTCAAGCCTTGCGCAGCAGTAGTCTGCCCGGCGAGGACCCAGACCGTGAACGCAGCAGTAAATATAGTGGTTCTTCTCATATTACTCTCCACAGTTGCTGGCGGCTACTAGGGCCTGTTGACGTTTGAGGATTCCCAAATCGGCTGCGGAGTGATTCAAGGTTGCCAAATGGGAGGTAACCTTGATCCGCA